ACCAAAGTCCATTATCCTATAAAATTTTAGGATAATCTAATGAAAGATAAAGGTTCAAACCCTTTTCTCTTTGGTTTTTCATATGTTCCTCAGATGAGGGTTGACATATGTGCATGTTAGCTCCATGTAAAAAGAGTAGACCATAGGACTGCAAGTTAATCACTTGAGTGAACATTGGCAATTCTATAAATTACAGAATGTTAAGAAATTATATAAAAATAATCAAAAGATTATGTTTTATTTTCTTTCCTAACTCCTTCAAAAGTGATGATTTTAAGAAAATGAGTAAATTATATACCCATTTAATTAAACATCACAATATATCAGGTGCAATTAAATACATGAAAAACATGCGTTTAATTTGTACAAGATACATATGTGGTAAACCATTATTAACAAATAATTTTGGTATTGCCACTGTTGAAGGTTGACCCAAAAAGCTTATACATCTGAAGTCTCGTGTAGATAGTAGAGAAGGTCTTTCATATATTCTTACCTTATTAATATTTAATAGATCATTAGATCTTAATAAATATGAAGTAAAGAAGAAGATGAGAAACCTTGATTACTCTACTATAACACAACCTCAGAAATCTAAATATATAATACCTACTGGTTTTATCAAGGAATTTGTAAATAAATACAAATTAAAAATTGATAAAGACCAGATGGCCTTTAAGTTGGAAGATATATATCTTTCTAATAAAGGTGGACCTCAGGGTAAAGCAAGTAATACTGCTTTATCAAACTTTAATAATTATAGTTACTTTGCTTTGCAAAGACTCTATAATATTACAAGTCCTGAATTCCATGATTATATAAATAGGGCTTATACCTACTTCTTTGAGAATTGACAAAAATTTCCTTCAACCTGTAAAGGTTTAGGGAAAATTTCTGTCATTAAGGACCCAGAAGGAAAGTTTAGACTAATTGCTATAGTAGATTACTATACTCAATTAGCTCTAAAATCTTTACACAATCAATGTTTTAAGAAAATTAAAAACATTAGTTGTGATAGAACTTTCACTCAGGATCCTTTCTCAAATTGAGAAGATAATCACCAAAAGTTTTGATCTTTGGATTTAAGTTCTGCAACTGATAGATTCCCAAGATCTCTGCAAGCAAGATTATTGGCAGAAATGATAGATTATCATTATGCCTGATCTTGAGACCGGATCTTAGGAGAAATTATGTTTGAAACCATTGATAAAGACCTTATTAAATATAATACAGGTCAACCAATGGGAACATATTCCTCCTGAATCTGTTTTACACTTGCCCATCACCTAGTTGTTAATTATGCAGCCAAATTGGCTGGATATGATAACTTTGATCAATATATCATCTTAGGAGATGATATAGTCATTAAAAATGACGATGTATCAAAATATTATATCAAAATAATTAATAAACTAGGAGTTGATATATCTTTAACAAAGACACATGTATCAATTGATACTTATGAATTTGCTAAAAGATGAATCAAAAATGGAAAGGAGATAACTGGAATACCAGTGAGAGGGATTATTCATAATTTTAAAAACATAAATATAGTTTTTACTATATTATATGATCATTTTAAAATTAAGAAGAATCTTTATCTTTCTAATTTCAGTTTAATTGGTTCTATCACCCTTATATATAAAAATTTTTATCTTATCAAAGGAAAGAAAAAATACTTTCCTGTAAGAAA